TACTTCTGGCTTACTTTTTTTAGAAACAGACTTAGGTTTAAAGTTTCTTTGCTACACGTTAGAAGATGAAGCAAGAGCTTTAAAAGTAAGAGGAGAAACTAGAGTGCCTGCTGGCACATATCAAATTAAATTAAGAACTGAAGGGGGATTTCATGGTAGATATACTAAAAGATTTGCAGGCATGCATAAAGGCATGTTACACGTTATTGATGTACCGAATTTTAAATGGATACTTATACATACTGGTAACACTGATGAGCATACTGCTGGGTGCCTTTTGGTTGGCGACTCGCAAGAAAACAACGTTATCATTAAAGATGGGTTCATTGGTAAATCCACTAATGCGTACAAGAGAATATATCCACCTATTGCTAAAGCGCTAGAAAAAGGAGAAGAGGTAACCATACAGTATATTGATTTAGATTCTTTAGTATAAAATGGCTCGTTGGTATGGCTATAACATAGAATCATTTCAACATTTATTTCAACATAATGTAACGATAGAAGGGGGATTTATACTGACGGGTATTTTAGCTTACGGAGGTAGTGATGGAAAATATTTAGTTCTTGATGGATATGGAAACGTTGCCACTAGAACAGCTGCAAATGTGTTAAGCGACATAGGTATTACGGATGCTACTTTAACTAGATCAGGTCTTATAGAATTAGCTACAGGGGCAGAAGTTACATCTGGAACAGACTCACAAAGGGCAGTAACTCCAAGCACATTAGTAAGCAATTTTGCAGGTAGCACTAATATTGTAAGGCTAGGAACTATAAGTACAGGAACATGGAATGGTTCTGCTATAGCAACAGATTATACAGCAGCTAAATTAATAGGTGCAGCAGCTGGTGAAGGAATAGATGTTAGTGTTTCAACAGAGGGAGAGCTTTCAATTTCTGGAGAAGATGCGTCAACATCTAATAAAGGCGTGGCAAGTTTTAATTCTAGCGATTTTACGGTAAGTTCAGGCGCGGTAAGTTTAATTGATTTGACCACATCACATATTGCTGCAGGGACTTTAGTAGCAGAAGACGAAGGAATAGCAAGTAATGATAATGATACCACTATACCTACAAGCGCTGCTGTTAAAAATTATGCAGACAGGCCAACTCAATTTGTAAATATAATACACAGTACTTTTAGAGATGATATAGGAACAGATTTGCATTATATACCTTTGCAATCTACAAGTGAAAAAACTACTAATACTAACGAAGAAATTCCTCTGGTTGCTCCATATGATGGTAAACTACTACAACTGCATTATAGAACAAGTAAAAATACCAGTGGAGCTACAGCAACTTTTTCTTTAGTGCAAATATTAAAAACTGAAAATGTATCTACGGCCAGAAACACTACTTTAGACACACAAACAACAGCAGGTCCAGAAAATACAAATGGAGGGAGTAATAATTTACGAGTTATTAATTTTGATTCAGACGCTGCTTTTAATGCTGGAGATTTATTAGCTATATCAATACAGCATGACACTGGTGTAACTGATAGTAATACTAAATTTTACATTACTACACTGTGGGAATATAATATTAGCACTTTATAATAAAAAATTTAAATTATGCCATACATAAAAGATAAATATAAAGCTAAAGGAGTTAACGTAAGGTCTTCATATGTAAACAGAAAAGAAAACCCTGCAATTAAAGAGGCTGCTCCCGTGGGATTAACAAATCAACAAAGAGATCAAATAAACGCAGAAAATTTTAGAGCAATTTCTAATGAATCTTCACAAAATCAACTTGTTGCTACAAACCTACAAACAACCACTACTACTACAACAGAACCATTATCGCATTTAAAAGGTATTGTAATACAAGAGGCAAATGTAGTGCAAGAAATTTTAACATTACAACAAGGGTCATCTTTAAATAATATAATAATACACAATACGTATACTGCTAATTCTGTTATTAATATATATTGGAGCGCAGGCGATCAATCAAAAGCTAGTTTTACGGTTTCAACAGGTAATGTTACAGATTTTAAAGGCATCTCTTTAGTTACAATTTTTGGAGATTCTTTTGTTGCAAATGGCACAATTTCATTAGAGCATTTAGTAGCTGCAACTTATAAAAATGTATCTAACCCTATAACATTTTATGCGGTTTCTTCTATTGCTGGTCCAAGCATAACTCTTAGTGTAAACGATGGATAAGCCACAAGGAGAGTTTAAAGTTCCGATATGGCTAAGCAATTGGACATTTAGAGACAGTAGAAATAAAAAATATACATTATACAACCAAGTGGTAAAGGGTTACAATAAAGGCGAAATATTTACAAATCCTAAAATTGTTGAAAAACTTGTTAATAAAATTAAAGGAAGGCGTTCAAAACAAAAGCTTGTTCCCTTAAATTTAACATTAATAAGTCAGCACGGTTATGGTGTTGAAGAAAATTAAACAATTTAACTATGTCTTTAAATGATAAAATAAGAGAATATTTATTGCAAAATCCTAATTTATTACGTAGCAAGTATGCAGATACAGCAAAAAAATTTGGAACTAATTACGAGCAAATAAGAACAGTAGCAAGAGCATTAAGAAAAAAAAATCCAGATACGGAACCTAAAGAAAAAGAGGTAATAAATTTTCAAGAAACTAAATCTAATGCTATACTAACTGCAGAAAACTGTACAAGAGTAAAATCATTAGAAGATTTATTAGCTGCATGTGAGGTAGATTTAGATTTGTGGGACGTAGAGAAATATGACATAGGTACTTATGAAGTAACTGGTTTTGATAATGATCGTAATCCCGTTACTGTAACTATGTATAGAACAAAAGCTTGGTTAAAAAAGATAAATAAAAATTTAAATATAAAAAAGATAAAACAAGAACTTATAGAAGACTTACGCAACTTGTCTCCAAAAGTTTCTAAAAAAAATAGAAAAAGACCAACCGACAGAAA